TTATATTTTCCAATTGATAACAATGTCCTCAGCTGTCACCTTAACCTTGTTTATAAGCCTTCTAACAAGCACCTTTTGATTTTCGTAGTCCATTGAAAAGACTTTCTCAGCGTTTAGCAGTTTCCTCATATCAGCCTTTCTTTTGTTCTTCCTGAGTGCTGGATCGTTTTCTAGTTCAGTTTCAAGAGTCCCCCTCATGCTTATAAATTCGGCTGACTTGCTCTGTAATTCTTCAAGGGTAATGCGGTCATCTATGTATAGATCGTTAAGTCTGCTCAGTTTCTTTGATAGCTCCTCTATTTGTTTCTTATAGCTCTCACGGTCTATGGTCTCAGCATTGTCTCCTGAAAATATTTTGTCCAGGTAATCAGCGTCATCTTGTAGTTTGCTTATTTCTTTTAGCACAGAGGCCTCTAGCTTGTCTTTGTAGTAAAATCCTGAGTCACACTTTTTATTGTCGTTGTAGGTAGTAACGCCTCTCAGCGTTCGTGGGTGCCTTTGGTGGCATTCATATTTTTTTAACCTGCTCCCATCTTTCCTCTTTACGCCTAACATAATTTTTAAAGGAGCGCTACAATATCCACATTGGGCGATACCGGATAAAATGTACTTAGCTTGGAATGGTCTAGGATTGACATTCTCTGCTGCTGTTCTTTGTCTTATTTTTAGCTCAGATTGAGTCTTATCGTATTCCTCTTTTGAAATAATCGGCTCATGATTACCTGGATAAATTTCTCCCTTATACTGATTGAAACCACAATAGACAGGGTTATCGAGTATGGTTCTGACCGCCCGATAGCTCCAAGGCACATGCTTTGGGTATTTCTCATTTAGATCATCTCTCAACTTAGTAATAGATCTCCCTCTCAGGTAACTCTCAAAGATAAACTTAATGGTCAGAGCCTGAGCTGGATTGATGGTCACTGTGCCTGTCTCTTTGTGGTAATCGTAACCATAGGATGTCTTAGCCCACATCATGGATTTACCAGATTTGGCACGTCCTAGCTTGCCAAGTTGCATGCGTTCCTTGATTTGCTCCCTTTCTAGCTGAGCAAAGACGCTCAAGAGTCCAATCATAGCCTTACCAAAAGGAGTAGAGGTGTCAAAGTTCTCCTGCAAGCTCAGAAATTCAATCCCATTCTTGATGAATACATCCTCAATCAAGTGAAGCGTGTCTTTTTGACTACGGCTAAGACGGTCCAGCTTATAGACTAGAACTGTGTCAAATTTTCTTTTTTTAGCGTCTTTGATAAGACTTTCTAGCGCTGGTCTGTCAGTATTGGATCCTGAGAAACCTCCATCAGTATATACTTTGTATACATTCCAGTCTTTAATGTCGCAGTAGCTAGAGAGCTTGTCTTTTTGCTCATCTATAGAGTATCCCTCCTCAACCTGGTTTGTCGTCGATACCCTGACATATATAGCTACTTTATTTGTTGTTATCATAGTAGTACCTCTTTCAAAATTTCCTAAAAAATGATAAAATGGGTACAAGAAAAGACATCATGAGAGGTTATCTCCATGAAAATCTTTTCCTGTCACATGCCTCACGCTCAGAAGTTTGCCGACCGAGAGCGTGGGGCTTTTTTGAGTTATTTCCATTTTGGAAACAGTTGGTTTTATTCTTTCGATAAGTGTTGTTGAAGAATTAAGGCCACGTTGGCTTTTTCTTCCTCTGTCATAGGAGGTTCGTTTGGATCGTCTACCGAAAACTCGATAGCATGCCATTTATCATTTACTCTAATCCACTCTCTTCGTCTGTGGCATTTGCAATCTAGGTTGTGTTTAATCACTTCCATCGGTCTACTTTCGTTACTCATGTTATTTCTCCCTATACACACTGGCAACTTCCCCAATAGTTCGGATGTCGTTGCTTTCGTCTAGGTGTATATCCTCATAATCTGGATTCAAGCTTTCCAGATATCCCTGACGCAGTTTCTTAACATAGTTAGCGCCGTCTACTTGGAAGATGCCGATAGTGTTATAATCAACCTGTTGGGTATTCTTTATAAAAAGATAGTCACCATTCTTTATCTTTGGCTCCATAGAGTTGCCGACGACATAGGCGATAGCGTCGTAGTCGTCTGGGATTTCATCCTCATAGAACGAAACCTCCATATCTAAATCGTCGTCCTGTATCGAACCACTACCAGCAGAGACAACCCCAGTAACACGTCGGTAAGTAGTCTGTCTGTAGTCGTCCAGTCTGATGATGTTCTCCGATACTTCGTTTATCTTCGTTTCTTCTTCGTTTTCTTGACTCTCCAGAAGCTCCTCAGATGTCTGTAGCACGATTTTTTTATTGTCAGTATTTAATTTTCGAGCTGTATTTGTAATTTCTTCTAAAAGGGAGTCTGACGGTTGTGCGGTAAAAATCTTGTTTTCGATAAGGTCAGATTTATTTATATTAAAATAGTTTGCCAAAAGTTCAATTTTACCAATACGAGGATAAGTTATTCCTTTCAGCCAGTCGCGAACTGTAGTGTATTTTAAATCCAAGTCTGCACATAATGTATTTCTGTCTACCCCTTTTTGCTCCATGTAAAAACTTAGATTATTGGCAAAAATTTCTTTATTTTCGACTTTCATTTCCACCCCTCCTTATATAGTATATTTTACGGCAAAAACGCAAAAAAGTAAAGAATAAAATAAAAAATTGCGAAAAAAAACGCAAAAAACACTTGACATTGCGGTTAAACCGCAGTATAATATAATCAAGCTTAAGGAAATAACAAAAACAAACCGGAGGGAAACACCATGAACACATTAAACGAGAAAGCAATCAACATCTTTAAAGCAGTAGCTAAGGAAACTTTAATCCAAGGTACTTACGAGGAAAACTTCCTCTACAGCCAATTTGAAACATTCTGTACTAACTGCCGTCAATTCGCTTTTGGATGGACAGAGTTAGCAGAGGAGATTGAACGTCAAGAGCGTTACCTTCTCGATTCTGGTTTCACTCAAGAGGAAATCGATGACATTCGTTTTGATGCAGCATTTGCAGGAATGCTTGATAAATTAAATGTAGCCTGATTGGTATCACCAAGGTTCGAATCCTTGGCAGGTTGTTGCTCATAGAGCGAAAAAGAGAGAAAGGAGTAGAACGATGAATGAATCTTTTCTTACGATACTAGGCATATCAATGATTGCTAGTTTTATCACGAATTTAATTGCTTACTTAGCTGGTAAGCATCATCTGAAAAAGAAAATTAAAAACCACAAAATGTGGTTTGATTCTGAGATAGAGCGTATCAAGAAAAAGTATCATTTGTGATTTTTCTTGGATAATTTTTTCACAAATTGTTTTTGAAGATCGGAAGGTTGTTGCTTGTTCGCGAAATGACTAAGAGTGCTCATATTTTTTATTGCTACATCTGCAGATATTTCTCCTGAAATAGCTTTAAAAATTAGGTCATTTATCTTTAAGCCTTGGTCGGTTTGAGTGTCTAGTTGAGATACTTTTTCAAGTTCAAGTAATCTTAATTCGTGAGTTTGTTGCAGCGAATAAAGTTCTTGTGAGTGTTGCTTTTGCATTTTTTCCATATCTTGTTTAAATTGATTTTCGACATTTTCAAGCTCTTGTGAGTGTGCAATGTTAATTTTATCAATTTCATGCTTGCTGTTTCCTTTAGCAGCGATGTAAGACCACATGCCAGAAACAAAGGCAGGTATGGCAGCGATCGCAAGTGTTTCTATAAAACTAAAATTATTCATAAGATTTCTCCAATCATTTTATTTTGATTATACCACATTTGAAAGGTAGTTAGAATTGGAAGATAAAATCATCGAACTTGCTGATTATTTCATCAGCGAAAACACAACGTACAGAGAAGCTAAAATAGCGTGTGAGAAGCTATTTCTTCAAGTCAGTCATGAGATAGAACTCAGGGCAATGGAAAGTAGGACGAGGGTATGAAAGAAAAACTAAACGAATTTCTAAAATTCAGAAGCCAGTTTACAAAACGTGAATGGTTTGAAATCAACCAAGCTGTCGAAGCTCGTTTAAATCAAAAAGCCGACCAGTTGAAACTGGACGACGTAGATTTAGAAATCATCTCTAAAAGACTAGGACGATCTATCTAAAGAAAGGGTGAAACAAATGGCAACTAACAGAACTATATCAGTAAATACATCAGAGCATGATGTATTGTTGACGGCAAGAAAAAACCACCCTGCTGTATTCGTCGATGGAATGTTTCTCGACGGAGTTGAGCGAGTGGAATTTACCAATCATTATCTGGAGAAGTGTGAAGTTGTTTTAACGTTTAACGATAGAGTTGAAACCAATCCCTTCCCTCTAAACGATATTACTTTATTAGAAAAGTTATTTGGTCAGAGTTCGAACGGTCAATCTTTACGGGATATTGTCGTGCAAACTCTTGAAGATGCTGATTAGCATCTAAACCATCAAAAAAAGAAACATGAACACTAAAACTTTCTTTTCCGTTTTTCTTGGTTCTATCAAATTCTTTGCCAAGGACGATTAAAGAAGTTTCTAGCTGGTGATCAGTCATAACATTCCCTCCTTTCTGACTACATTATAGCAGAATTGCGAGGAACAAATAGAAAAATAAGGAGGTAGGAACGTGTCGAAAATGACATTAAAAACACTAAGAACACTCAAAAACTGGAGACAAAGTGATGCGGCAGCAGCTGTGAATGTATCAGTTGATACATGGGGGCATTGGGAACGTGGGATAACAGAGCCTAGTGTTTCGAAAGCATATCAAATCGCTAGTGTTTTCGATGTATCAGTAGATGATATTATTTTTTTACCTGATATTGCGGTTTAACCGTAACAAAAAATAGAAATGGGGAAGAATGATTGAAAATAAGTGGAGAGAAAGGGGATTAAATATGAGGTATGCAGTATATAATCAGGAATACTCATGGGAATTACACATCTTTGAATAATGCTTATGCTCAAGACAAACGTTTAAAGGCAACAACGATAGGTATCCTTACAGTAATCTTGATGAATAAGTCTGATTGGGTTGTGTATCCTGACGAGATTGCACGACGTCTAGGAATAAGCAGGCGCACCGTAGATGAGCACTTTAAGCTTTTAGAGAAAGCAGGCTATCTCAGAGTATATCGCTTAGGGTTAGGCAGAGGTAAAGGCGTAACGGTATATAGATTTTTTTCAGATATGCCTATTTCAGATGATTACTTTGAGTATCTAAAAACTAATCTTGAGAAAGAGTTATCCACAGATAACGGAGTTTAAAAATACAGTTGGAAAATATTGCCATGTGTAAAATTGCCATGTGTAAAATTGCCATGTGTAAAATTGCCAT